TCTCAGCCTTGTCTTTCAGTTGCTTGGCTTCTTTGTTAGTTTCAATTTCTTTAAAATACACGCTCTCTCCTTTATTAGATCATGATAGGAGCGATTAAATCATGCAGAGTATACCTAGGTATTACCTCACTCAAAATAATCGCTTCTAGGGCGTTTTAATAGGTTTTAGAAGGGTTATGGATATTTCCTGTGAATTTCCCCGTGACAAGATGAACAAAGCCAAGTCACATGTAACCACATGTCTTCAGCATAAGAAGGGTGGTGACCATGAGGGATACACTCTTTGCCACAGGACTCGCAATAAGAGGGTCTTTGAACCCTATTATCCCTTACTGCGTTGCTTAATGCAATGTTTGCTTTCCTCCGTTCTGGGAATCTCTCGTTAGACCTTGCTATGTACAAGGCACGTAATTCCGCCGTGGGTTTCCAGCGACCAGCTCTTCTTTTCTCAGTCATGTTGCGATTACGTTCCCGATCATACTCTTGAATCTTCTCCAAATTATCTTCTCTATGTTCTTTAACATCCTTTTTGGTACAGTCTTTGCACTTGTTTAGGTGCCCATCAGCCATCCCTGGGTGCTTGTAAAATTCGGAGAGGAGTTTAACCTCCCCGCATTTAAAACAAGCTTTAGAAACTTGCCCGATCATACATTAAAAAGGACATTCTAGCCCGTCGTCCACGTCATCTTCCACAACCTTAGAAGGTTTAGATACCTTTGCAGGGGTTTCCTTCTTTGTACTTTGTTCAGTGGGTTTAGATGAACGATTCTCCAAGTATTCCTGAATCTTACTACCTTCGTAGTTATTGGCTTGCTTGATCGTATTGATCACATGACTGCGAAGGTTTTGCATCTTCGTGGGGGTCAGATCACCATCAAATTCGATTAGGAAAGGATCTAACAGAACTTCAGGAGCAGCTTGCCCACGGCCCAACCCGCCCAAGAATTTCAAATACTCAGTAAAATATTCTTTACCCTTGGACTCCTTAAAGAAGACTTGAGCTTCAAACTGGAAAGCCTTTCCAAGTAGTTGGTCAATATCCTGTGGAAGAAATACATCATCGGCCTTAATCAATTTTGAAGCCACCGCCATTTTATGGAAGAGGTGCTTCTTGTCGAAGGACCACTCCCCTGACGATTTGTTGATCTTCAAAGGTGTTGGGCGACCAATAACCATACCTTGCCCTGGGATGTAGAAGCTACCGCCCATCCACAAACGCAGAGGTGCTGGAGAACTCTTACCAAAGAACTTACCCTTATCAAGGATAATATCGGGGAAGTCCACAGACACAGCAACGCACTGCACAGGCTTTTGGGGCCACTTTTTAAATCTAACCTGCTTCTTACTCACAGGATCATAACCGTCTTCAAAGTAAGTATTAGGGTTCTTTTCAACTTCAGCCTCTTCTTCAGCTTTAGAGCCTGTGAAGACTACTTCAGCATCTGGCATATTTTGTTGACCCAAATCTACAATACCTGAAATATAACCAATCAAGTTTTCTCGATCTTGCAGACCGGCTGTTTCTACTACGTACTTATTCAACTCTTCATAAGAGACTTCTGTCTTTGTTGAGTTTTCGTTCTTTGCTACTGCACTTGTTGTAAAAGCCATAATTTGCTCCTTTATAGTTAATTCCCGACATAGGGTGTCGGAAGCCCGTGATCTTCAGTATACCCCGCACCATCAAGATTCATTCTTTCAATCTGTATCTTCCTGCACTCAATTGCTAATTCCCTAGCTCTATCTTCACCCAATGATTTTATGCTAAACCTTTTCGACCTCTGCTGACCAGTTTCTCTCCAAGTGGCTACCCAGTATGCTAGACCATTCCGTTCTTCTCTGTGTACACCTGTTACACCTGACTTATTTAAAACAGACATCGACCTGTTTCTAGAATTTATTTTCTGTGGAACAGCCCTCAAATTTTCAATTCGGTTATCACTTGGATCTCTATTTATATGATCGAGTACTGTACCATCCTCTAATGCCCCATGAAACAATACATAAATTATCTTATGAACCCCAACAGATGTGCCATCTATTTTCACATACCATCCGCCCGCTTTGCGTTTCTGTTGGACTCTGTAATGCCCTACAGGTGTTCCTGCTTCAATTTGAACACTTCTATTGTTATGAGTCGGAGATCCTCTATAGACAGGTACAATCCTTGTTAAACATGAGGGGGAAGAGGTATCGTATTTAAATAGCTTTTCTAAGTATTCTTTTTCTAGTTTCAAAATCCCTCCAACAAATAAACCCTGCTTACTATACTACAGGTCAACTGCCGCCCGCTACGCAGACCTTATCTTCCACAGAAAGGCAGAAGACGTTGAAGATCAAGCTGTATGAATTCTAACTTAAAGTTAAATTCTTGTCAAGAGGTTAATAAGCATAGAAGGACTCTACCTCTTCTCCGTTCTTGTAAACAGTTCCACAGTATGGATAAATCTGACCAATCATCTGCGATTCGTTGTTGTTCAATTCAAATCTGTAGATTTCGTCGGCACTACCACCATAACCTACTTAAAGTACAACACCCTCACCAAGTTCTCCTTTATACCAGAAAGTGTACTTATAGTAATGACTAAAGGTTACTACCGTATCTCCCCATTTGTCAATAAATTCCTCTTTTGTCATATTCATATCAACCTTTCTTAACCCAGATAATCTTGTGATCAATACAACTGCAAACTTCTTCGCTTTGTTGACATCCTCCGTCGGTGCGAATCCATTCTTCACTGAAGAAAGCACAGCCATTACAAGTAGCACGAGGTTCATCATCCCCCCAAACAGTCTCCATTTCTGCTGGCTCTGTAACATAGTCTACACCCTTAAAAGTAAAAACAACAGTGTGAGGGTTAGTATCAAGCTCTGGGGACAATTCAAGTTGTTGCATAATCTTCTCCTTCTTCGTTTGCTATTTCCGAATCATGAATGTTTGTATTGTCTAGCAATTCTTCGATGTTGTCAACACCCACTAGAAGTTTTCTAGCTTCGTTGTAATAATACGACAAATCAATTTTGTTAAAAGAAAAGTCTTCAATGTTGTTACAAGGGAGTACTTTGTAGGATGTTTCCAGCCCAAGAGCACGTTCACCCTGATCTTCTTTACCTTCCAAGGCGGGCATGAACTTAATGAGCTTACCACCTTGTTGGCTTGGGTAGTATCTGCAAATGTTTTGTAGAGGTACTTCAGTTCCATCATCAAGAATCATGACAAGTCTAGAACTCCGAGGTACTTTTGTACGCAACAAGAAGTCCCATTTATTGTCTGGGTTTTTCATGTGATTGTCAATAAATTCTTCAATCGAAATACCACACAACATCTGAGCTTCTGCAGCCTTCGGAATGACCAAAGCAGATTGGTTTTGATGCCATCCAAGCCCTTCATACTGATAAGCTCCTTTGCGTTTAACTTTACCGTTGGTGTATAGAGCGATGTAGTTGTTTACGTCACGGATGTACATCGCCTTGTAATCAGCATACTCAAGTTGTAATTTGACTTGTTTCTGCCACTTTTCACAGACGCAATCATATTTAGTTTTATCAGCTTCTTTGATCTTAACAGTACAACCGTCAGTGTTCAACTGAATGATTTCTACATCAGGAATAGCCTGTTTCATGTAGTCCACAAATAAACACAAGGACAATTGACCGTTGATTGTAATTGTCATTGTGTATTGCGGGTCATAGAAAGGGCTGAACTCGTTATTGCTATCACCGTACACACCGTTCAGAGCTAGTTTCATCACTGCATTTTCTGCAGAGCCTTTCGGAAAAGACTTACGTTGATTATAAACATCTTCGTAAATGTCACAAAACTTCTCAGAAAGGTGTTGAGGGTATACTCGATTACTGATAGCAATGTTTGGATACATAGAACTTACATCAGCATCAATAATCAAATAACCTTCTTCTGCTTCAACAATCTTGTTAGACAAGCTACCGTGGATACCACCTACACCAAAGTCGCAACGGAAACCATCAACTACGACATTTAGTGTAGAAGCTTCTTTCCAACAACCCCAATATGATTTCTTTGGTACTTTGACTTTCTTCTTATTTTCTTTACCTTTTGCGTCAATTGAAATTTCATAGACAGGTTCTCCGTTCGAATCCAACAGAGTCTCCAATGCCTTCAGTTCTTCAACTTCAACCCAACCAAGAGGATGTTCATTCTTGAAATAATCAATATCTTGTTGAGTTGGAGTACCTTTGAACTTTTTACGCTTTACAATCATTTCTGCGTATTTGGACACATCACCAAGTTTAGACTCATCAATGTCTGAAAAAACCCCTTTTGTCTCAGAGATAATCTGATTTGCAAACCATTGCTTTACAGCCTTGAATTCTGGCAACGTGAAGTCATAATAATCAAACAAGCAATCTTTGATTCGAATAAACTTTCTCTTTGTTTGGTTGATCTTTCGTCCTCTTGGAGTATGAGAATAACAAACCCCAGGCATAGATTCTTCCAGACGCATGATGAAGTATTCTTTACCAATTTTCGTATCATTGAAGTTAGTAAAGTCGATACCATATTGCTCAGAAAGCTTTTCACGAAAACGAATAGCTTCCAAAGACTCCCGGTAGAACTTCAAAGTTTCCATTACGTCATGCTTGTTGTACGCCAACAATTCATCCATTTCAGAATGAGTAAGATTCTTCCCTACAGGGAAAGGAAGATCTTCAATATTATTTGATCTCATGTTGAATTCAAGCATCTTCAGACTAGTGGACTTTGCTTTATTATCAAAATGATGAATCTTGAACAAGTCAATTTGTTTGATCAAACAATCTTCTGTTTTGATGGTTTTACCAAACCCAGACTTGAAAGATGCAATTTGATCTTGAGCGATTCGATAGATTTGTTTCGCTTTAATTTCACAGGGCGCACCTTTACTCTGAATCAACATCTGCATGATCTCATGTAGAACAGGGTAGTCAAACCCAATGTTATTGAATCCGACCATCTTCTGTTTGTTCTTGATCATGTAACGAAGACAGGCAGCAAAAGCCTGCTGATCACTCTTTCTTGTTGAGATTTCGTACTGACGAAGATACTCACCATCGGCACGAACAATGGTGAAAGTGAATATTGAAGGATATGTTTCTATATCATAGATCCAGTGATGATCAATGTAGTTTTTGTCCATAGTTCTCCTTTCTTGCATCTTGTTATTCTACAAATAGAAAAGCCCCGCGTCAAGCGGGGCGTTGTCAGAAGTCTACAGGCGGGGCATCTTGTGAGTTAGGAATCTCAGATACAAACCCAGCATCGAAGTCAGTACCAAAAGGAATTTCGTTTTCTGGTTCAACATCGACATGTTCGGCTTTGATCGGTTTTTGGATGGTTGGATTGTTCCAGTACTCATCAAAATCGTGCATGACATGCGTAAGACTATCGTAGTAGATTTTCCCAGCAGATCCAGTTTCCCCAATCAAACGAGACTTAGGCATTGTGACATACGTTGTGTTTCGTTCAATAGGATCTTCCGCATCCTTGTCTCGTGCTAACAAGACATTGTACGAAGCAGACTTAGCAATTGTGCTTGAACCCATGATGTCGGATTCTGAAACCTTAATTGAATCATCACCACCAGCCTTCTTTCGCATGTGATTGATCAAAACAAAAGACACAGTATGACTCTTAATGATACTCTTGCACCACTTCATGAACAAACCTTGTTCTTCGTTTGACATACCCTCAATCAAATCCTGCAAAGGGTCAATGACAATGATCTTAACACCAGATGAAATGATCATTTGCTCAATGACATTTTGAATCTGTTCGACAGTACCATCACGATCATCCACCAAATAGAAACGAGGTGAGCCGTCTTCTTTGACAAACAACTCCTGTCCCTTCTTCCTGACATACTCAGAATTCAAAGTGTCGAGCTTGTCTTCATTAGACAATCTTGCAAGTTTCTGTTCAATGTGGCGAGACAATAGAGTCTCACCGTATTGACCACTGTTCAACTCCATAGACACGACACCGATTAAGTGAGGACTATTAAAGATCCAATAGTAAATCATTTCATTGACAATACTTGTCTTACCAATACTCGTCAAAGCTGCAACATTCATGATATGACCTAGAGCAAGACCTCCACCCATCATACTACCTAGCTTTGTCAAGAATGGGGGCATTGGTACTTTTTGCAGCATGGCCTGTTCGATAATTTTTTCATACAAGCTATCAGAAGAAAGTACACCTGCGGGAACATATTGTTTTGCAGCGTAGAAATCCTGAATGAAACTACGATGTTGCCCCTTCATCAAGATTTCATTTGGGTCTTTACCTTTTGTCCATGTTGCAATTTTGATCTTACCTTTAGGCAACGATGAAATGATTTTATCGGTTCCTTCCTTACCTGCCTCATCGTTGTCAAACCCAATAATGATATTATCGAACGAGTTCAAGAACTCATAGTTAGCTGCGATTTGCTTTTGTGCAGAGGTTTCACCAGTGGTCACAGAAACAACTGCTGTGACAAACTCAGAACCTTTACTGTCTGCGTATTCTTTGAACATTTGATATGCAGCGTGAGCATCTTCTTCACCACCTACGATCAGAATATACTTACCTCCGTTACGGAAACGGAAAGCACCATACAAATCAACCGTACCAGAAACATCACCCCAAGTACTAAACTTCTTTGGGATTTCACGAACTTTATAACCGACTAATTGATCTTCTCTGGTGATAGGATAGTAACGAATCTTGACTTCGTTTTCTTCAGACAGTTCGGTTCGACAACCAAAGAACTTCAAGGTTTCATCATGAATACCTCGGAAGTTACCAGCTTTAAATCCACCGTATGTTTTAACGTGATTCTTATCTTCTTCAGACAACACTTTACTCACAACTCGCTCCTTTTCAACAGCCTTAACAATTTTGTGTCTTGATTTCTTAAATCCAGATCCTTTATCTTTTCTATATTCTTCAGAAGGAATTGTGAAACCACAACCAAAACAATGAAAACCACCATCGTCATAGATGGCTCCATTATCTTTACTTCCACAATGATCACAA